TGCAGTTGAGCTCACGGTAGAGCGACCCATGTTCAAGGGAAAGGTTCTGTACCGGGGCCGCATCGACATCATCTGGATTGATGAGCACGGTGATGTGTGGCTGGGAGATCACAAGACTCACGCCACACTCCCCGACTGGCGATACCGCGAACTGGCTTTCCAGCACTATTCCTACCTTTGGGCTGTAGCTGGATCTCCTGAGTACAAGGCTCTTCGGTACAAGGGCAAGCCCCTTCCGCAGCCTAAGGGATTCATCTACGACTACTGTCGTACAGGTGCTATTCACACTCCCACGCTGACACAGAAAGGCAAGATCAGCAGGGTCGTGAAGCCTTCCGGAACAACGTATCCGGTCTTCAAGCAGTGGCTCATCAAGAACAACATGGCTACCATCATCCGCGGGAAGTTCCTGCTGGCTATTGAAGATGCTGCTGAGCGTGCCTATGTAGAGGAATTCCTGGTAGCGTTACAGCACCGAGACTATTCGACTGAGTTCCGCCGTGACCGGCTGACCTTCAGCCCTGAGCAGTCGGAGAGACAGCGCAAGGCGTTCGTCACTAGTGCTCGTCGCCTGCTACAGTACAAGTGGGACGACCCTGACTGTGTAGAGCGTAATCAGACAGCCTGTTCTGGATACATGTGCAACTACAAGGACTTGACGGTTGCTGACCTGATGCACGGCAACTCTGAAATCGAGCAGCGCACGCGCTACGTCACAACTCGTGACCCGCTTGACTACTACCCTAACCAGACCAAGAAGAAGGGCAAGAAATGATCTACACCATCTACAGCAGGCCGAAGGTCGGCAAGACGACGTTAGCCCTGAAAGGTGCCCCTAAGGGCAAGACAGCTATCCTCAGCGCTGATCAGGGGCTTATCGGCATTGACACTACCGGTGTCACCGTCGAAGAGAACCTGTCTTCCAAGAACCTCAACAAGATCATGTCAGGCGGCAGTGCTTTCATTCGCAGTCATGACCGAATCATCATCGACACGGCCACATCACTTCACGGCGCTATGATGTTCGAGATGAACAAGGGTGGCCCTAGCACACAGCAGCAGTATGGAAACGCGAACGGCGCTCTGTCAGCTATGGTCCGCACCTTGCGCGACGAAAAGAAGAAGGAGATCATCATCCTGGCTCAGGAGAAGCTTATCCTCCCGAACGAGGACTGGGTCAGTGAGGACGTTGATGAAGATACCGGCGTCATGACTACAGTAGACCTGTCCCCCGGTGCAGCCAGCGCTCTCCTTCAGATGTCTGATGTCATTGCTCGCCTGTACATTGCACATGTTGACGGTAAGGTGGCTCGTAGGCTCTGGCTAGGGCCATCTGCCTCCATAGTGGCCGGTGCAAGGAGCAGGGTGTACACTGGCACTCCCCCCTATCTCAGGATGCCTACCATCAGCAAACTGAACACACTTCTCGGCTGGACCCGCTAGTCGAGATCCGTAAGAAATAACAAGAAGGATATATCATGGCAAAGAAGATCAGACTCGACTTCAGCAAGACCGAAGAACGCTCGGGTTGGAACACACGCGCTATCCCCGAAGGACTGCACAAGGCGAAGATCGTCTCAGTACAGGAAACCGAAGCTGGCGACGGAATTGCAATGCTCGTCTACGCACTTGCCCCGGCTGATCCCCGATACAAGTCACGTCTCTTCCCGTTCTACTGCAAACTTCAGCAGAACCAGTACTGGAAGCTTCGTGACCTCGCGGTAGCTGCTGGCATGACCATCCCCAAGAAGGCTGTCAACTTCGATCCTGACGCCCCTGTCGGCAAGACGATCGCCATTGAGGTTGAGGACGAGACAGGCCAGTACGCTGGGCGCAGTCAGGTTCAGGCTACCTATGGTCTGGACATCCTCGACGAGGACGGTGCAGCTGCCGACGATGACGACGAGGAAGAGTACGAAGGCGACGAAGAAGAAGCCGACGAAGAAGAGTACGAAGACGAAGAGGACGAGGAGGATGACGAGGAAGAAGAAGACCTCAGCAGCCTGACTCTCGCCGAACTTCGCAAGCGTGCCAAGGGTCTCGGCATCGATCATGCGGGCGTCAAGAAGAACGACCTCATCGACATGATCCTCGAAGAGGAAGAAGCCGAAGACGAAGACGAAGACGAGCTAGACGACGACGACCTTGAAGATGAGGACCTCGAAGACGAAGACTTCGAAGATGACGAGGACGACGAAGAAGAGGAAGAGCCTGAGCCTGCTCCTCGCCGTCGTGCTGCATCCGCTAAGGCGAAGGCACCTGCTAAGGCTGCCACAGCTAAGCGCACTGTCAAGCGTCGCTAACCGTGGATGAGGCGGAGATCGTGCGCCGTATGCTGGCAGCCCTAAACAAGCTGCCCGAGGTGTACGCTCTCCGCACTCATGGGGGTTCCTTTCAGCAGAAGGGGACCCCCGATATTCTAGGGTGTGCGCACGGTTATTTCTTTGCGATTGAAGCTAAGAAGTCAGCAAGGGAAAAGCCCAGCGAAGCGCAGAAGTACACTCTTCGGAAGTTCCAGCAGGCAGGCGGGATAACGTTCGTCAGCCATGACCCCAAGGTTCAGGAAGTAATAGAGTGGATATCGACCCTATCGACATAGTTCGTAAGGTATGGCTGCATTCCAATGTGGCCGGTAGCGTGTGGATTCCACACATCTACAAGATAGGACAGCCAGACCACGAGAAGTTCCGTGAAGGTGCAGTAGTCAATGCACGCAAGCCAGTCTTCCCCGACATGCGCGATAGTGTCGACTGGTATTGGACGCCTGCTGTAAGCAGCAGTGAGAGCCGTCGTGCTAAGTCATACCCTGCTCAGCGTGCTGTCTGGGTGGACTGTGATGAGTCTTATGACCGTAAACTGCTGGAGTCACTGAAGCCATCCTACATGTGGGAGACCAGCCCCGGCCACCTCCAAGCCATCTGGCTGCTGAAAGCGCCAGTAGCAGCTAGCGAGTTTCACCGTGATGGCTTCATCGGTATGCTGACGCAAGCGCTAGGCGCTGACAAGTCAGGCGTAGACATTGGGCAACTACTAAGAGTTCCCGGTAGTACGCACCACAAGAAGGATCCATTCAAAGGTGTCGTTCACGCTTCAGGTGGTCGCGTGTGGACAAGGGGGCAGCTTCTCCAACGTGTGGCCCGAGGACTAGGATTCTCAGCAGGGCTGGCATCTGAGCTAGGTGCCGAAGACCCCTATGGAGACCGCTCCAAGCTGCTGTGGAAGTTCAGCCGGAATGCTGCCGAACTAGGGCTGGCACAAGAGCTCACATTCAAGCTGATCAAGGCTACCGCTTGGAATAAGTGGCAAGATGAGCCAGACCGTCTCAAAGAAGACATCGCTAATGCGTATGCAGCACAGCCTAAGGCCAAAGACCCAGAGCAGGCACAAGCAGCAGAACTCCATGATTCTCACGGCGACGATGAAGTCCCTGTAGAAGCATGGGGGATGGCTACTGTCGGTGAGTTCGGACAGGTTATTCGAAAGCCCGTTTCATGGGTAGTTCCCGGCATAATTCCGGAGGGGGGGTGCGGTCTCTTAGTCTCAGCTCCTAAGGTAGGCAAGACCCGGATAGCTATCGAGATAGCGCTAGGGCTTGCCACTGGCAGGAGACCTGTGGGAATACAGCTACGTCGCTCAGTGCCTGTAGGATTCTTCTCGTTGGAGGACAGTGAGTACCTGTTCTCTAGTCGTCTCAATGATGGTCTCAACAAGTCTCAGGGTCGTCAGAAATATCACTGGGACGGCCACATCAAGCGCGGCGACAAGGGCTTCACATGGGAGCCCCCGGTTCCTATGAACCTGTTCACTAACTTCGCACAGATAGACCTGTCTGACGACGGCGACAAGCAGCGTCTGTATGAGACCATCGAGAAGTACGAACTGAAGCTTGTTATCATTGACACTCTGTCCATGGCTGTAGGCAAGTCTGATGTGTCTAACAGCAAGGACATGTATGCCATCCTCAAGGACCTCAAGACGATAGCTAAGGCGACCAGCTGTGCCATCATGTTCATCCACCACACTCGCAAGCGCGTCTTCGAGAAGGGTGAGACAATCCAGGAGACCATCCTAGGCAGTACAGCACTACACGCTTGGTCAGACTTCATCATGAACCTAGTACCACCGACTGAGGACAGTGACCTGCTAAGGCTTGGCGTACAGACCAAGATGGGCAATGACGTCCACTACATTGATGGCAACCTGAAGATAATAAAGCAGCCACTAGTCGAAGAATAATTGCGCACTTCCTGAAGTGTGTGCTATGATGATTATATCAAGTCAACCACCAAGGAGCACCTCATGACTTACTCAGCCGCATACATCAAGCGTACCGCCGAAGACCTCCGCATCACCGAGGAAGCAGCAGCTGAGTGGCTCATGAACGGTGACGATGACAACACAGTTGAAGCCGACTTCGCATCACGTACTTTCTAACCGACCGCTTTAGACCAAGGAGCACATCATGGGTAACACACGCACCTCTCACTCGTCTGACCTCGTATTCGCTGACGCCGACTTCTTCAAGATGCAGCAGGAATCCTTGCTGAACATCTGCAACCGATGCAATGAGAATGGGACTGACTTCGCCGTCTGCTGGTATTGCATGACGGATGCTGAGAAGGTTATTGGGTTCGTCGAATGAGATGCATCTACTGCCACGGTCGGGGGCTGGTGGCGTACGACACTGACGACATGGGTGAAGACGAGGTTGAAACCTGCCGGGAGTGCGACGGTACAGGTCGGCAGGAAGACCGCTAGGTAGCTGTCCCTCCATTAGGGGGCTAGGCTGCCTTGCTGTGTCTCTGAGGCGACTCTCAGCTATGCCTAGGACAGGTATAACGCAAGATACCCCCGGCCACATACACCGGGGGCATCTTGGTTGCTTCAGTTACTGACAGCTGTCACACTGAAGGTCATCCATGGGGTCTGTTGGGACGGGATACTCTTGATACCCCACCCCTGGAAGTTCACCCGACATCATTTGATAGGGGT